TCCGGGATCCGGAGGGGATGGCACTGCGCGCCACGACTGTTGGCACCGGCTCGCTCGGATACATGTTGCCGTTCGTGCTCGACCCGACAGTGATCCTCAGCAACGATGGTTCGTCGAACCCGTACCGGCGTATCTCCCGTGTGGAGCAGACGACGTCGAACACGTGGAACGGTGTCACGTCGGCCGGTGTCAATGCTGCGTTCGGTTCTGAGGCTGGCGCGGCGACGGATGCGTCGCCGTCCGTGTCGCAGCTGCAGATCACTCCGCAGCGGGCACGGGCGTGGGTGTTCGGCTCGTACGAGTCGCTCGAAGATTCGGATCTCGGGTCGCAACTCCCCAGGCTGTTCGCCGACGCCAAGGACCGCCTCGAAGAAGGCGCGTTCGCGACGGGTGCCGGCACCGGCGTCTACCCGCAGGGTGCGATCACCGGTGCGACCACCGGTGAGACGGCCGCGACCACCGCGTATGCGGTGGCGGACGTCTACACGCTTCAGGGTCGTCTCGGTCCCCGGTTCCGCAACTCGCAGCGGGCCGCGTGGCTGGCGAACCTCTACTACATCAACAAGACACGCCAGTTCGACACGTCCGGCGGTTCCTCGTTCTGGGCGAACCTCGGGCAGGGCACCCCGGAGCAGCTCCTCGGGGAGCCGATCCACGAGTCGAGCTCGATGTCGTCGGCGACGGCGACCGGTTCGAAGGTGCTGCTGTTCGGCGACTTCGAGCAGTTCGTCATCGTCGACCGGGTTGGCATGTCCGTCCTCTACAACCCGATGGTGATGGCCGCCGCGACTGGGAACCTGCCGACCGGTGAGGCCGGCTGGTTCGCGTTCTGGCGGGTCAGCTCCAAGGTCGCCGTTGCGACGGCGATGCAGGCGCTGCTCATCAAGTGACCGGCTGACTGTCCGGTCTTCGACCTCTCTGCCGCGGTGTCCCTTGGTCCGGGGGATACCGCGGCGGAGCTCGACCCCCGAATGTTCGACCCGTGAAAGGCCCGCGCCCGTGCAACCGCTCACCATCTTCGGCTACCCCCACCAGGCAGACGGATCCGGCTACTACCGGTTCTATCTCCCGTTCAAGCATCTTGCCCGCGGCACCGACCATCGAATCGCCCTACCGCAACCGGGCACCCGGTTCACGCCCGACCTCGACCAGGCCGCCGACTTGGACATGATCGTCGGGCAACGTTTCATCGGTCCCGAAGGTCAAGCGCTGTGGGATGGGTGGAAGACGAAAACGAAGCTCGTCTACGAGAACGACGACGACGTGCTCCACCCCGACAACTCGTCCGGGTTGGCGCTGTGGCACGACGAAGACATCCGCCGCACCTTCTGCCACAACGTGTCGATCTCCGATCTGGTGACCGTGTCGACGGAGGCGTTGGCGGAGCAGATGCGTCCGCTGAACCCGAACGTCGTCGTCATCCCCAACCACGTCGACGGCGACATGCTGTTCCTCGAACGGCCCCGCCGGGAACGGCTCACCGTCGGCTGGGCCGGCGGCATGTCGCATCTCATCGACTGGATGGAAGCCGCCGAACCGGTCCGCGAACTCTTGGAGACCCACCCGACGGTCGACTTCCACTTCTGCGGCACCGACTACTCGCCGCTGTTGAAGATGGCGTGCCGGTTCACACCCTGGCGTGAAGACACCTGGTCGTACTTCAAGGCGATCGATTTCGACATCGGGTTGGCGCCGTTGGCGGACACGGTGTTCAACCGGTCGAAGTCGTGGATCAAGGCGCTCGAATACATGGCGCTCGGCATCCCGGTCATCGCCTCCGACCGGCCCGCCTACCGCGACATGGTCGTCGACAGTGTGACCGGGTTCCTGGTCCGCACCGAAGCCGAGTGGCGGGCCCGTCTCAACGACCTGGTGAACGACGAGGCGATGCGGGTCGAGATGGGGGAGAAGGGGCGGGAGATCGCCCGCCAGTGGACGATCCAGACCGGCTGGAAGCTCTGGCGGGACGCCTACGAAGGAGTCGTGAAATGGCAACCATGATGCGCTGCACCGTCGCCCATTGGCAGGGCGACAGATTCGTGCCGGCAGGAACGATGCTCGCCGAAGGCGATCCGCAGGTGATCCCGGAGTTCTTCGAGGCGCTGTCGATCGTCGAGCCGGCCCCGAAGAAGAAGGCCGCCGACAAGTAGTCCTGTAGTTCGCCTGTGCCCTCCGCCGTCGGCTTCACGGGCACCGCCGGGGGGCACAGGCGTTCTCTAGCCCGTGGGAGAACGCAAAATGATTCAACGTCAACCGGTGATCCACCCGGAGCATTGGAACCATCTCGTGACGTTGGCGGTCGTAGCGCAGGACTCGGGCACAGCCTTCGAGCGTGCCCTGTCGACGCTGATCGTCAACTTCTTCGATGACGGCGACAACGGTGGCGCAGACGTCACGGTCCCGTCGGAGTGGGTTGAACAGGGAACGCAGCCGTGAGGGTGCTCGTCACCGGCGGAGCCGGATTCATCGGCAAGTACGTCGCCGCCGAACTCAAGCAACGCGGTCACGCCGTCGTCATGTTCGACGGACACCACAACATCACCGACTTCAAGGCGCTCGCGTCCGCGGCGGAGCCGTGCGACGGGATCATCAACCTCGCCGGCCAGCTCGGCACCGAGGAGATGATCGGCGCCGAAGCCCGCGCCGTCAGAGTGAACATCGAAGGCGCCGTCAACGTCTACGACGTCGCTGCCCGGCGCGGCATCCCGGTGGTGCAGATCGGCACCGGTCACAAGGGGCAGCCGAACCCGTACGCGATCACGAAGGCCGCCGCCGAAGACCTCGGCTTGGCTCGTGCCCGGTGGCGTGGCGACAAGATCGCCGTCGTCCGGGCGTTCCACGCCTACGGGCCCGGGCAGAAGGTCCCGCCGCCGCACGGCAACGCCAAGGTCCGCAAGATCGTCCCGTCGTTCGTGTGTCGGGCGTTGACGGGGATGCCGCTCGAAGTGTGGGGCGACGGGTTGCAACTCATCGACCTCGTCCACGTCGAAGACGTCGCCGCCGTGCTGGTCGACGCGTTGTCGGGTCCGTTCGGTGAGGTGACCGAAGCCGGCACCGGTGTCCCGACGTCTGTCGTGGCGGCGGCGTGGAAGATCATCGAAGCGACTGACTCCGACTCGTACCTCGAGCATTTCCCGATGCGTCCTGGTGAGCCGGAATGGACACGGGTGGTCGCTGCCGTCCCGAAATGCGGCAGACCGTGGCCGCACGGGCTGAAGCACACGATCGACTGGTATCGGCGTGAGCTGCGGGTGGCAGCGGCATGATCGCGTTCACAGCGATCTACGGCGACTACGACTCGCTCAAGCCGCACCCCGACCATCCGCTCGTCGACGAGTGGATCTGCTACACCGACAACCCGGACCTCAACGGCGACGGGTGGGATGTCCGCTGCGAGCCGTTGCCGTACCAGCATCCTCGGGTGGCGGCGAAATGGTGGAAGACCCACCCACCGCAAGCGGACGTCTCCGTCTGGTTGGACGGGTCCGTCGCCCTCGTCGACGGCAGCGACTATTTCGATGTCCTCTACGATTGTCTCGCCACGTCCGATCTGGCGATGTTCGAGCATCCGGACCGCACCTGCATCTACGAGGAAGCGGCCGTGTCGCGGACGATGCAGAAGTACGTCGGGCAGCCGCTCGAGGAACAGGTCGCCTTGTACCGGTCGCGGGGGTGGCCGCAGAACGGCGGGCTGTGGGCGTCGACGACGTTCGCTCGCAGGCACACGCCGACGGTGCTGCAGTTCGGTGCCGCCTGGTTCGCTCACAACCACCTGATGACCTACCAGGATCAGCTGTCGTTGCCGGTCATCCTCGATCAGTACGGGTTGAAGCCGACGCCGATCCCCGGGAACCTGTGGCGCAACCGCTGGTTTGGCATCGCTGGTCATGCGAGCGACCGATGACCTGCTTCGCCTACGAGTACGAGCAGCGGTGTCTGGAGTGGACCGACATCTGTGACTGGTTGCCGGTCCTCTACCAAGAGGTCGCCGACCGCACCGAACCACAGGTGATCGAGCTCGGGGTGCGGGCCGGCAACTCGACGGCGGCGTTTCTCGCTGCGATCGAGAAGGTCGGCGGTCATCTCTGGTCGGTGGATCCGATGCCGATGATGGTGCCGCCCGCCTGGTTCGAGGCACCGTTCTGGACCCCGAGACGGGCCGACGATCTCCGCATCGTCGATGAGCTTCCCAACGACGTCGACATCGTGTTCGTCGACACGCTGCACACCTACGATCAGACGCTGGCCGAGCTCATCGCCTACGTCCCGAAGGTGAAGCCCGGCGGCGTTGTCCTGTTGCATGACACGGAGTTGCCGCACCCGGAGGCGGACCCGACGTGCGCAGCGTTCCCGGTGCGGCGAGCGATCGAGCACTACTTGACGGGCAAGCCGTGGGAGTGCGAGTTCCGGTCGGGTTGCTATGGACTCGGCGTGATCCGAATGGTGGAGGTGACCTCCGATGACGTACCTGTCGCCTGACGCGTTCAAGACGTACATGGGCATCACCGTCTCCGACAACGATCCGAACATCGCCGACGCCATCGCCTCCGCAGAAAGGGACGTCAACTCGTTCTGTGGCCGCCGCTTCGACGCGGACGCGGCGGCGACCGCCCGCACCTTCGCTCCGACGAACACGGCGCTGGCGATCGTCAACGACTTCTGGGATACCGCGACGCTCGTCGTCAAGACCGACGAGGACAGCGACGGCGTGTTCGAGACGACGTGGACAACGTCTACCGACTTCGAGCTTGAACCGTCGAACGGGATCGGCCCCAACGGCGAATCAGGGTGGCCCTATTGGCGGATCGCCGCCGTCGGCTCCAAGTGCTTCCGGCTCGCCACCCGCCGCACGTTGCAGGTGACAGCCAAGTGGGGATGGGCGGCGGTCCCTGCCGATGTGGAGCAGGCGTGCCGCGTCCTCGCCGCCGGCACCTACAAGCGGAAGGACGCCCCGTTCGGTGTCGCCGGCTACGGCGTCGACGGGTTGCTGATCCGGGTTCGTGAAGACCCGAAGGTTGAGGAGTTGTTGCACATCTACCGTCGCGCCGACGCCCGCCGCGGTCTCATGGTCGCCTGATGGCGACGCTCGTCGAAGTGATGGACGCCGCCGCCGAGACGTTGACGGCGCTGGCCGGCGTCGAGGTGTACGGCTACCCGCCGGACAAACCGGAGACTCCGTGCCTGATCGTGGAATGGCCGGAGACGGTCGACGTCGTCACCTACTTCGGGGATTCGTCGGGGACGATCATCCTGCCGGTACGGGTCGTCGTCCCGCATGTGGACGACCGGTCTTCGGCGTTGGCGTTGCAAGAGTTGCTCATCGAGACGCTCGCCGTGCTCGAAGCAGATCCGACGTTGGGTGACGTGGTGTCGTCGGCGACGGCGACGACGGTGACCGACTTCGGGAAGCTGACGATCAACGAGGCGCTCGTCGGGTTGTCGGCGGTGGTGACGCTCGAAGTGCTCGCCGGCTAGTTCCGGTTTCAACCATCTCGGCGGAAGGGATGCCCGTGAGAGTCCTCGTCGTGCATCCTGGCCCGGCCTTCTCGGTGGCTGACGTCCACGCTGGACTCGTCAAGGGACTACGCGCTAACGGCGTTCAGGTGTTTGATTTCAACTTCGGGG